TCAGTTGCTGGTCGTTTTCAGCGTCACCGCCGTGCCGCTGGCGACCAGGAACAGCATGCTCTTGCCGCCACCCGAGATCTCGGAATAGTCGAGGTCGACCCCGACGACCGCGTCGGCGCCGATCGAGGCGGCTTCGCGCCGCAGTTCGTCGAGGGCGGACTTTCGGGCATCACGGAGGCCGGTCTGCATCACCTGGCTGCGGCCGCCGAAGACATCACGCCAAGTGCTGGCGATATCCTTGAACAGGTGCATGCCGATGACGACCTCGGCCGTGATAATGTCCAATCGCCGGGCGATGGGCAGATCGTGCGCGGTTTCGGTGGTGAGGATGATCTCAGAAAGAGCACTGGATTCCTCTGCCTCCTTCAGTGCTGCCGCCTCGCGTTGCAGTCGATCTTTCCGAAGGCAGTCAGGGCATTCGCCATCGGCCATATCAAAGAGGGAGGCTTTTGCACCACAGGTCCTGCAAGTTGCCACGGTCTACTCCTCATCTGTATGTGCCCACCAGAGAGCTCTCCCGACGATCTGAAGGCTCGCGAGTTCGACGGGCTCTGGTGGAAACTCTGGGTTGTCCGAGACCAGCATTGATGCACCCGTCTTGAAGCGGAGGATGCGCTTTAACCTCGCCTCGCCGTTATGAAGAAATGAGTAGATCGGCCCCTTCTTTCTTCGAGCTGGCGCAAACAACGGCACATCACGCTTGGAAGTGTCGATCAGAACAGGGTCCTGATCATGTATCGTGGGTTCCATGCTGGGACCTGTCGCGCGACCAATCCTGAGTGATGGCAACGAGGCGCCGATCTGCTTCAGCCAGTCCTTTCGGAACGATAGGTACCCGATCACCGCTTCCAACTCGTTCACATACCCCGCGCCGGCAGCCAGCTGCACATCGTACAGTGGCACCACAGCGAAATCTGACGCGTAGGCGGACATATCGCTTAGGCTATGCGGGTCTTCCATCGCGTCTAGGCGCTCAGCAAGGTAGCGATCGCGTACCTCAGCCAAGGTTGGGTTGCTGGCTCGCCTAGCGAGTTCGAGCATTGCACCCTCGACATTGGCAACATCGAAGCCACCGCCGGGCAGCGGCTCGACTATGTTTTTCCCGGTCATCAGGTAGACGATATCGACCCCGTGCGCCGCCAGCGCTTGAAGGTAATCTACGCCGGGGGCCGTCCTATCTGCCTCATAGTTGATCTGGGAGTGCTTTTTTGCGCCCCCCAAGGCTGCAAAGTCGACTTGCGTCAACCCGAGCCGCTCCCGCTCATCCTTCAACCGTTGACCAAAGGTAGACAAATCTCAACCTTTCAGCTTGACGGTAGATTATTATCTACCTAATCTCGCACTGAATCTGCGTATTTCCACCTTGCGAGGTTTTCATGTCGGCGCAAGCCCCCCCTTACCAACCGGGAGCCATCCTTCACGATGCTGTCGTTGGAGCTTTCAAGGCCCGTGGCGGCAGCTTCGAGTCTTGGTGTGCTGATAATGGCATCGCACCTTCGGTCGCGCGCAACGCTACCTACGGACAATCAAAAGGGCCGAAGGGTCGGGCACTGCTTGCGCGACTGATCGAGGCCGCAGGCCGTGAGGTCGTTGAGACAGCCTATCTGACCCGCCTCAAATCCCATGTCGTCGATTTGAAGAAGGGAGCTGCTTGATGCTTCGCCCTGCACTTCGGTCGGAAATTAACGCGACCCGAGACGCATTGGCCAAACTTCGGATGGCAGTGATGTCGATCCAGGCCTCGTCTCCAGCACAAGAAATGTTTGCTGAGCACCTCCTTTCTCTTGGCCAGCTGCTCTGCAGGCATACCGACCGTGGGCTTTACACCCTGGCGGCGCGGGTGGGCGTCCACAGCCGGTTCTTCACCAATATCGAAGCCGGCGGTGGATGCCGCATCGAGGCCTATTCCCGCGTCCTGACCTGGTTCGACACCCACTGGCCCGCCGATCTGGAATGGCCTGCCGGGATCGACCGGCCCTCGGCGCGGTCGTCGCGCAAGCGGAGGGCTGCCTGATGGCCCTTCGTCCTTTCATCCACCTCGTCAAGGAGCCTGCCATGCGACTGCACCGCATGATCTGCGCGCTTGACCGTTTCGAGGACAGCCCGCTCGGGCTGGCCCTCGGCGCGGTCACGCTGTTTGTTCTGGGCCTGCTGCCCCTGTTCCTGAACGAGGGGGGCCTGTGATGCGCGATCACCCCCATGACGGACCCGCGACCTTTGCCGGCGAAACCAAGCCCCGCGAGAGGGTGCAGAGGGATGCCGCCGCTGCCGAGCTGGAGTTCGCCCCGCCGCCGCCCTTGGGCACCCTGACCCCGCGCGCCATCCCGACCGACCGGCTGGAACAGCTGGCCGGCCTCTCGACCGGGCCGATGTCCCCGGCGGAGCGAGTCTCTCGGATCCGCGAGGCGGCAAGGCTAGCATCGGACCTGCGAGACGAGTCGCTGGCCTATTGTGAGGTCAGCGTTCTTCGCGGTGGCGATGCCATCGGCATGGAAGCTGCCCGCATCGCCGATCAGTTCTCCGATGCGGGAGCAGACGCGCTGTCCACCCTGATCCTGCTGATCACGTCGGACGATGCGGACCAGCAGATGGACCAGATCGAGCGCCGCTGCCGCGCCGGGGGGTTCTGATGCCCGCCAACGAACACGTCTCAAAGCCCCGCATAGGTGCCCTGCATCTCGACTGGCGCGCCGGTCATGGCTGGTTCGTCAAGGACGAGTACGGCACGAACCTCGCCGGGCCCTTCCAGTGCGAGAACAAGGCGCTGATGAGCCTGGAAGCCCGGCAGCGCAATGCGGACAGAGCGGCCAAGAGGGGGCCTCGCGCCTGCATGTGTTGCGGCCGCCAGTTCGTCAGCGAGGGCATCCACAACCGGATGTGTCTCGACTGCCGCCACCGCGACATCGCGCCGGACCCGTTCTCTCCCGGCTATCGCAGCCGCTCGGCCGCCTGATGGGTGCTGTCGGCCATATCCACGCGGCCCCCCTGACCAGCCCGCGTCTGCGCCGGGTGCTTGCCCTCCTGTCGGACGGCAAGCCCCGGACCACGCGGCAGATCGTCAGGCTGGCCCGCGTGATGGCCGTCAACGCCTGCATTTCAGAGCTGCGCCAGCACGGCGCCGAAATCACCTGCACCCGCTCGCATGACCCGATCACCCGGTCGCCGCGGTTCACCTACACCATGTTGAAGGCGCCTCCCGTCAAATGAAAGACCTGCCCGCCCCCACCCTGCAGCGCGTCCGCCTGGCCGATATCATCGTGGGCCAGCGCCTGCGCCCGGCAACCGAGGCTGGCATTGAGGCGATTCTTGCCTCGGTGCAGGAGATCGGCCGGATCAAGGACCCGATCCACCTGCGTAAGTCCAAGAAGGGCCTGACCCTGCTGGCGGGCGGCCATCGTCATGCGGTCTACGGGCGTCTCGGCGCCGAGGAGATCGAGGCATGGGTGTGGTCGAACATCACTGATGACCACGCCCGCCTGATCGAGATCGACGACAATTTGGCCGGGGCCGAGATGTGCCCGCTCGACACCGCCGTCTTTCTGGCCGAGCGCAAGCGCGTCTATGAGCGGCTGCACCCGGAGACGCGGCGCGGAGTTGCCGGCGCGCTGGCACGGCATTCTGCAACTGACTCGGAGTCAGTTGCATCCTTCGTCACCTCCACCGCCGCGAAATTCGGTTTGTCGGATCGTCAGGTGTTCAAGATGGTGTCGGCTGGTGAGCGGCTTGGCATAGACAGTGCGCGGCTGCGGGATTGCCCGCGCCCGGTGACGCTGAAGGATCTGCTGGACATCGGGACGATCACGGACCCGACCGAGCGCTATGCGGTCATCGACGCGCTGCGCGATGGCAGCGCCAAGTCAGCTTCCGCCGCCCGCAAGGTCTGGCTCGCCCGTGAAAAGGGCGAAGATGCCCCGGTAAAAGACCCTGTTGAAGAGGCCTTCAACGCCCTGCGCAAGGCATGGGATCGGGCGCCGATGGCCGCGCGGAAGCGCTTCCTTTTCGATTATGCCAAAGAAATTTGGCACGATCAGAACGCCGGTGTTCCGCTGCATAAATGGGCGGAGGCCGCCGAGTGACCCGCCTCGCCCCCGATCAGGAATGGTGGACCGCCGACGAGATCGCCGCCGCGGCTCTCCCCGATCTGCCCGCCACGAAGCGGGGTGTGAACCTTCACGTCGAGCGCCTTGACTGGCGCGATCAGCCCGCCTTTGCCCGCCGCCGTGCTGGCAAGGGCGGCGGCTGGGAATACAGCTGGAAGCTGTTCCCGGTGCGGGCCCGGCGCAAGTTGCTGGCGGATGTGGCAGAAGCCCGCCAGCCCGCGCATCGCGGCCGCGACGAGGTCTGGTCCTGGTATGAACAGCTGCCCGCCACAGTGCAGGGTAAGGCGCAGGACCGGTTGAAGATCATCCAGGAGGTCGAGGCGCTGGAGCCCTCGGAGGGCAAGTATTTGGCGGTGTCGCTGGTTGCCAGGCACCGCCAGATCGGCGCCCGGACGATCTGGGGCTGGTTCGCCATGATCGAGGGCGTCCGCAGTGACGATCGTCTGCCCTATCTCGCCCCGCGCAACCGCGCCAATGAGCAGCGCGGCGGCAAGCCAAAGGATTGCGACCCCGAGGTCTTCGACCTGATCAAGAGCGATTTCCTGCGGATCGGGCCGCACGGATTCACCGACAGCTACCGGCTGGCCAAAAATATTGCCGAGCAGCGTGGTCTTGCCATCCTGCCCGAACGGACCATGCGCCGCCGCCTTGACGCCGCTGTCAGCAAACCGATGCAGGTGCTGGCGCGCGAGGGGATCGAGGCGCTGAAGCGGATGTATCCGGTTCAGGTCCGGGACAAGACCGCCCTGGGCGCGCTGGAGGCCGTCAACGCCGACTTCCACAAGTTCGACGTCTTCGTTCTCTGGCCCACGGCCCCCGGTGAAAAGCCGCAGATCCTACGGCCGCAGATGGTCGCCTTCCAGGACATATATTCGGGCCGCATCCTTGCCTGGCGCGTCGATGTCAGCCCGAACAGCACGGCCGTTCTTCTGGCCGCAGGCGACATGATCAGCACATGGGGCATCCCCGAACATGTGCTGCTGGATAACGGTCGTGAGTTCGCCGCCAAGGCGATCACCGGCGGCGCATCGACCCGGTACCGCTTCAAGGTCAAGGAAGACGACATCCCCGGACTCTTCACGACGCTGGGCTGCACGATCCATTGGGCCACGCCCTATTCCGGCCAGTCGAAACCGATCGAGCGCGCCTTCCGCGACCTTGCCCGCACCGTGCCCGGCGATCCCCGCCTTGCCGGCGCCTGGACGGGCCGCAGTGTCGACACCAAGCCCGAGGACTACGGCAGCCGCGCCGTCAATCTGGAGCTGTTCCTGACGGTACTTGCCGAGAAGATCGAGGAGCACAACACCCGGCAGGGACGGAGGTCCGAAGTGGCCTTCGGCCGGTCCTTTGCCGAGGTCTTCGACGAGAGCTACAGCCAGCGCGCGATCCGCAAGGCGACCGAGGCGCAGCGCCGGTTCTGGCTGCTGGGCGCCGAGGGCATGCGGGCCGATGCCAACACTGGCGCGGTCTGGTTCCAGGGCAACGAGTTCTGGGCCGAGTGGATGCACCAGATCGCGGGCGAGCGGGTCATCATCCGCTTCGACCCAGCCGCCTTCTGGGACGGGCTGCACGTCTATGCCGCCGACAACCGCTATCTCGGCCATGCGCCGGTGCGCCAGAAGGCCGGCTTCTTCGACATGGACGAGGCCCGCACCCATGCCCGCGCCCGCCGCGCCTGGCAGAATGCCGAACGGGAGCGGCTGGAGGCGCATCGCCGCTTCTCGGCCCTGCAACTCGGCCAGACGCTCGACGAGCTGGAAACGGCTGCCGCGCCCCAGGTCGAGGCCAAGGTGGTTCGCCCGACCTTCGGCAAGCCCGCCGGCAAGGCGAAGGCCGCCCGCGCCGAGCAGCCCGCGGGCCTGACGGCCGACGAACTGGCCCGCGCGCAGGACCGCGTCATCGCGGATCTGGCCAGCCGCCGGGCACCCCAACCTGCCGAGGAGACCGACCGCGAGCGGTTCAAGCGCGCCCTTGAAATGGAACGGGGGCTGGCAGCCGGTCAGCAATACACGGCCGAACAGCAACGCTGGCTGTCAGTGTTCCAGACGACCCCGGCCTATCGGGCCGAGCGGCTGCTCTGGGACGATTTTGGCGACGAGATTTTCGGATGAGGCGCTGGCGGGGGTGGTCAAGACCCCACGCCAGCATGTGACGAGCACAGGAGGCAAGAATGGCAAAACAGGCCGAACAAGTCCATGGGGTCGCACCGCTCGACAATGTCGGGCGGTTGGCCGCGCTAATCGACCGAACCCAGAACCGCCAGCATGGTCTACCCGGCATGGGGTGTTTCTACGGTCGCGCCGGGCTGGGCAAGACCACTGCCTGCATCTGGGCAATCAACGCGGTCGAGGCCTGTCATGTCGAAGCGCTGCCGATCGGCGGCGTCAAAGGGCTGCTGACGATGATCGTCCGAGAGCTGGGCCTGAAGCCGGCGCGCACCACCGAGGCGCTCTTCGTCCAGACGGCAGAGCAGCTGGCCCGGACGGGCCGCCCGCTGCTGATCGACGAGGCCGACCACATCCTGACCGACAAGCCGATCGAGATTGTCCGGCGGCTGCACGACATCAGCCAGGCACCGGTGATCCTGATTGGCGAAGAGATGCTGCCGCAGCGTCTACAGCGCTGGGAGCGGGTCCACAGCCGGATGCTCAGCTGGGTCGGGCTGGAGCCCGCCAGCGCAAAGGACGTCGATCACCTGGCACGTATCTACGCGCGGGACCTGACGCTGTCTCCTGATCTGAAGGCGGCCTTGTTGAAGAAGTCGGGCGGGTCGATCCGCAACGTCAGCACCAACCTGGCCCATGTCGCTGAATTCGCGGCAGTTCGCGGACTGACCTCGCTGGACCTTGCCGATTGGGGTAGCCAGCCGTTCCATTCCGGCGAGGCACCGCCGCCGCGCGGGGTCCCGGCCGCGCTCCATCGTCGCGGGGCTGCAGCATGAAGTCCACCTCTGCCAAGCACATTCCCGCCTCGCTGGCCGAAGCCGCCTGGGCGGTCGCCCTGCGCCTGCGCACCTTCGGTTATGCCCAAATCAGTGCAGAGCTGCGCATCACGATGGAGAAGGCCACGCAGATCGTGCGCGGCTGGGAGGCCGAAGGGGCCGTCCTGGTGGTCGAAGGCACCGCCCATGGCCCTGGCCGCAAGAAGTTCCGGGCGGACGGGGATTTCGTCCGTCTGCCCGCAGCCGGTCGCACGGCCGAGGACAATATGTGGACGGGCATGCGCAAGCTGCGCAGCTTTGCGCCATCTGCAATCGCAGCCCATGCCACCACGGACCAGATCTCGGTCTCGGTCGGTGAAGCGGCCGCCTATTGCCGCGCCCTCCTCGCTGCGGAGTACCTCACAGTGACCCGCCGCGCCGCGCCGACCATGAAACGGGAGGCGATCTACCGCCTGGCGCTCGACACCGGCCCGAAGGCCCCGGTACCGGGGCGCGTACGGGCGCTGCGCGACCCGAACACCGGCGAGGTCGTGTTGCTGCGGGGTGAAGCATGATCACCCCCACATCACAACTCGACCTCGCCCGCGCACATTGGGGCGCCGACCTGCCCGATTGGGTCGAGGCGCTGGCCCTGGCGTGTGCCCGGACCAGCCAGGCCGCCGTCGCGCGGCAGCTGGACCGCACCGGCGCCGTGGTCAGCCAGGTGTTGCGCAACAGCTACCCCGCCAGCACCGCCCGGATCGAGGAGCGGATCCGTGGCGTCCTGATGGCTGGCACCGTCGATTGCCCAGCGCTCGGAAACCTTGCCACCGACAAGTGCCAGGACTGGCGCGAGAAGGCCCGCGAGTTCGTGCTCGCCTCCCCACTGCGGTCCCGGATGTACCGGGCCTGCCTGAAATGCCCCCGCAACCAGAGCCAGAAGGACGTCGAGGAATGAACCAGCCCGCCCGTCACTTCCTTGCCCCGGCCGATGTGCTGGCGGCCTATTGCACCATCGCACAGGTGCCGCTGCACGAGTTGACGGCAGACAGCAAGGCCCGGCCGGTGTCTCGGCCCCGCCACGAGGTCATGTGGCTGCTCCGCGACCTGACAGCCGCGCCTGCCGCCCAGATCGGCCAGCTGCTAGGTGGCCGTCACCAGGCCACCGTCGTCGAAGCCGTCTGCAAGGTGGCCGACCGTATCGGGGCCGAGCCGGAATACCGCGCCAGGATGCGCCAGCTGCGCGGCGAGATCGTCGCATGGGTCGCGGCCCCGGCAACGCCCGGCCCATACAGCATCATCGCCGCCCGTGCTGTGCTGGCCGATGCGGCCCTGTCGGACGCCGACGCCCGCAAGGCCGCTGCCGCCCTCCTGGGAGGCGCCCATGCCGCCTGACCCCACGCCCTTCGCCAGCACCCGCCTGATGCTGGAAACCGCGTCCCGCGCGGTCGGGCTGATCGACCGGGACGGCATCCGTGGGCTGACCAGGGTCTCGGTCGAGGAGATCGGCGCCATGGCCTGCGCGCTGGTCCACCTCGGCCTGGTGCCCACCCCGCCCAACCAGGCCCCGCCTGAAACCCTGATCAAACCGACCTTGAAGGACTGACCCATGGCAAAGCCGAAAACCAAAGTGAAAACCGCCGGCGTCAACCTGCCGGTGCCGCAGAACGACAGCGAAGCCCGCGAGACCATCCGGTCCCTGGGCGATGTGAACCGCGACATCATCCGCCTGGAAGCCGAGATGAACGACAAGATCGCCGCCCTGCAGCAGGAGTACGGCGAGAAGGTCGCGCCCCTGCGCGATGCGGCGCAGGGCAAGGTCGAGGGCCTGCGGATCTTCGCCGAGGCCAACCGCGACCGCCTGACCAATGGCGGCAAGGTCAAGTTCCACCGCTTTGCCACCGGCGAGATCAGCTGGCGCCAGAAGCCCGCCAAGGTGACGATCCGGGGGGCGGAGGCGGTGATCGCCGCGATCCGCGCCATGGGTCTGGGCCAGCGCTTCCTGCGCGAGAAGGTCGAGATCAACAAGGAGGCCATGCTGGACGACCGCGCGGCCGCAACCGCCATCCGCGGTGTCGCCATCGCATCGGACGGCGAGGATTTCGCGGTCGAGCCCTTCGAGACCGAGTTGCGCGAGGCCACCTAATGCAACGGTCGCGCACCCAGAAGGCCCTGTTCATGGGGATCAATGACGAGATCCGTCTCGCACTGCGCCATGGCGGGATGAGCTGGGACGAAGCCATCCAGACGCTGCAGGACAAGATCGCGCAGCTGGAGCAGCTGCGTGACCGCGGTGTTGACCCCAAATCGAGAGGAGCTTTGTGATCATGCCCTTCTATGTGGGAACGTCCATCGACGTGGATGAGGCTGCGCGGCAGCTCTCCAATGACCTCAGGATGACGCTGGACCTGCTTGCTGAGCTGGCCACCCGCTGCCCGACGTCCGAAGAGGCCGAGGCCTACGCCGAGTTGCTGGCTGAGGAATACTCCGGCAGCACCTCCGATCAGACGGTCGCGCCCTTCTTGCGGGTGCTGGCGGACGCCCTCGATGCAGCCGAAGCGGGGGAGGTCTGATGTCCACCCGCCCCACCAGCCCGGAGCGGTGTCTCTTGCTTGCCGTTCTGGGCGAGCAGCTGGTGCTGGCCATCCGGGAACGGGATCTGATGCAGATCCGGGGCAGCGATCCGCTGGCCGCGCGCCGCTGGATCGGCAGCGCCGCTTTCCGTGAAGTCTGCTCCCTGGCGGGGGTCGATCCCGACTGGATCGAAAGAATGGTGCGCGATCAGCTCGCGCGCCCGCTGCGCCACCGCACGGCCGAGGCTTTCCCGGTGCGCGGCGTCAGCTCGCACCTGTCCGTCACTCGCAGTCAACGTCTCATTGGAGAATGACCATGTCCGGCAAACTGTCTGACCTCAGACGAGGTGAAGCCTGCCCTCATGGCGCTGGCCCAGCTGCGCCGCGCGAAGGGTCAGGCGAAGCGGAGGGCCGCATCGTGACCTCGCTGGATCTGACCATTGTCGTGCCCGCCACACCAGAGGCGCAAGCACAAGGTTGCACCTGCCCGGATCCGGCAGACCCCGGCTCCTGGCCGTCCGCGATGCTTGTCTGCGGCGGGCACATGTTCTCGCCCCTCTGCCCGGTCCATCGCCGGGCCGTGCTTGCCGAGTCGATGCGCATCATCGGGAGGCCGCAATGACCGAATATGCAGTGTTTTCCATCTCGGCTGGCGAACAAGAGCGCCTGCGCCTGAAGGGCTTTACCGCCCGCACAAAGGGTGCGCGGGCGACCATCACAATCACGGTCGAGACCGACGACACATTCGCCCTCGCCTATGCGCTGCGCGAGCTCGCTGCCGTCGAGAAGTTGCAGGCGGAGGCTGCAAGACAGCGGAGCCGCAGGAAGCCCCTCGCTTTACCACCACCCGAGGTGACGCCATGACCGCCCTCCTGAAAACCATCCATGTCGCCTGCCGCCAGCTCGGCCTTGATCCCGACACCCGGCGCGCCCTGCAGCTGGTGGCGACCGGCAAGTCCTCACTGCGCGACATGACTGCGGCCGAGCAGCAGCTGGTGCTGGATGCCCTGAAGGCGCGGGGCTTCAAGACCGCGCCCGCCTCGGCCGGCAAGAAAGGCTGGCGCAATCCGGCCCGCCGCGCCGACGTGCGGATGTGCCATGTGCTCTGGGGCAAGCTCGTCCGCGCCGGCGCGGTCCAGGTGCCGGGTGCCACTGGCCTCAACGCGTTCATCCGTGCACGGTTCGAGAAGAGCTGGGGTGCCGTGCCGATCGACGTGGACAGCATGCGCGACTGGAAGCAGATCGCCACGGTGATCGAGGCCCTTAAAGGCATGTGTAAACGCGTCGGGATCGAGGCCTGATCCATGTCCGAGGCCCGCAGCCCCATCATCACCGACCATGCCCTCCTGCGCTATCTGGAGCGGGTGATCGGCATCGATGTCGACAGCCACCGCCGCGCGATGGAGATCAAGCTGGCCCAGGCGGTCGAACTGGAGGCCGCGGCGCTGGTGTCCGAGGGCTGGCGCTACACGATTACCGGGAGGCACGTCACCACGGTCATGCGGCGCGATAAGGCGCTGACCTCACCCAAGCTGCGCCGCGAAGGAGGGGAACGATGATGGCCGACTTCGCCGCCCTGCGCCCGGCAGGTGGCTTTGGGCTGATCATGGCCGACCCGCCATGGAAAACCGAGATGCGCTCTGAAAAGGGGCTGAAGAAAAGCCCGGAATCGCATTACCGGACCATGCCAATCGACGAGATCTGCGCTTTTCCCGTCGAAATGCTCGCCTCCCCGAACTGCCTGCTCTGGCTTTGGACGCGTCCAGCCCAGCTGAAGCACGGAATCGCCGTACTGGAGGCTTGGGGTTTCGAGCTGAAGACCATGGGCTGGTGGCCCAAGATGATCAAGAGCGGAAAGCAGGCTTTCGGCACAGGCTACATCTTCAGGAACGCGGGCGAGCCCTTCCTGATCGGCACTCGCGGCGCCCCCAGGACGACGAAGAGCGTTCGGGATACCATTTTTGGCGTCCGCCGTGAAAACAGCCGCAAGCCCGATGAGGCTTATCTGGCAGCTGAAAGGTTGATGCCTGACGTGCTTCGCCTGGATCTCTTCAGCCGCCAGGACCGCCCCGGCTGGACCAGCTGGGGTGACGAGACGGGCAAGTTCGGGGTGGCGCCATGACCGCGACACCCGAGGACCGGATCAGCCATCTCGAGGCAGCCTTTCTGGAGCTGCTGGACCGGATCGGCCATCTGGAGGGCGAGAACCGGGATCTGCGGTTGCGGCTCGATTTCGAAGTATCGCAGCGCACCGCCTATGAAACCCTCGTCGGAAAGGTGGCCTGCCTGCCTGGCCGGATGGACCACATCGAACGCGAGGTCATCGCGCTGCGACGGCTGCCGCGCGGCGGGAGGCTGAGGTCCGAATGATCTGGCAGGGTCAGGCAGGGTTGTCGGAATTCGCCAACGGCGCGGGCGGTCGCTGGTATCGGGTAACGCAGCTCGATGACGGGCCGTTGATCACCGCGCGCTGGCGGCAGTTGCACAGCAATGGGCCGGGCTGGCGGTCGACGATGGCCGCCAGCCAGCGCGCTTGCGAGCTCTTCGAAGCGCGGATCGCCATTCTGCCGGAGGCTCTGGCCCTCAGGGTTTTCCCTGGCTGGCTGCTGTCGGATGAGACCGGCGTCTCTGCGTGGCACCGGAAATTGCATGCCGAGATCTGGGCATTGGAATTCGCCCGATGATCCGCCCGCCCGCCCATCTGGCCCCCTATGTCGAGATCCTTGGCGAGGATCTGGCCGTCGAATTCCTGCTTGCGTTTGGCGGGGCGGAGCTGGCGTTTTTCCGGTCGCCACGGCGGTCGCGCCTGGTCGATGTGGTCGGCGCCGAGCTGGCCGCAGCCCTGGCGGCGCGCGCCGATGAATACCAGCTGCCCAGCCGGGTGCCGACGGGCAAGATCTGGATCGCGCAGGTGCTGGGTGATCGGGGCTTGCCAGTTGCCGAAATTGCCCGCAGGCTGCACACGACCGATGTCACCGTGCGCAAATATCTGGCCGCCGGAGCATCGCCAGCACCGTCCGACGCCCGACAGATGAGCCTGTTCTAGGATCACCCCGCAAGCGCTTGCGGGTTAATCGGCGCGGCGCGGCATCGCATTCTGGCCCCATCATCCAGGGGGCCGCGATGCGCATCAAGAACCACAGGGTCGAGGGCCTGCCTTTCACCGCCGCCTACTACACCGGCGGCCAGATCACGCCGACCATCGTGGTGCTGCACGACACGGCCGGCAGGCTGACCAAGGGCAACAGCGCCGCATATCTGGCGTCGAAGAACACAGCCAAGGCCAGCGTCCACTTCGTTGTCGAAATCGACGGCTCGGTCAGCCAGCACATCGCCACCAACCGCCGCGCCAATCACGCCGGGGCATCGTCGTTCAACGGCCGCCACGGCTGCAATGATTTTTCCATCGGCATCGAGATCGTCAATCCCGGCCGGATGACCCGGTTGTCTGACACCCAGGCGCAGGCCTGGTGGGGCGAGCAGTTTGCGGTCAATCTGACAGGTATCCAGGAGGTCGAGACCCCGCAGCACGGCCGGGGGTTCTGGATGGCCTATCCCGAACCGCAACTGCGCGCGGTGATCGACCTGCTGACCTGTCTCTTCCGCGACGTGCCCACGCTGACAGACATCACGACGCATTGGTATGTCAGCCCCGGCCGCAAGGTCGATGTGAACCCCCTGTTCCCGCTCGACCAGGTGCGCGCGGCTGTGCTGGGCCATGACGATCCAGGCGCTGTTGCCGCGGAACAGGGTTCGATTCCGTTCGATGATGGCGAGGCCATGGTGCGGATCGAGGTGCCCGACGACAGCCTGAACCTGCGCCGCTGGCCCTCGTTCAATCCGAACATCATAGCCACGATCCCGAATGGCGCGGTGGTGCCGGTCCTGCGAGCTGGCCTGTTCGCCGGTCGCCAGTGGCTCTGCGTCCTCTACGGCGGCCGCGAGGGCTGGGTCGTCGCCTCCTACGCCAAACCTGTCACCACCAATCCTACGGGGTTCAAATGAAAGATATTCTGACGGCGCTGTCCGCCGAACTTCTGCCGCTGCTGTTGCAGGGCATCGGCGTCATCCTCGGCCTGCTCCTCCTTCGCGCCACCACCTATGCCAGCACCCGCTGGGGCATCGAGATCGAGGCCCGCCATCGCGAGGCGCTGCACTCGGCCATCATGTCGGGCATCCGGGCGGCACTCTCCAAGGGGCTGAGCGGGCAGGCCGTGCTGGATTCGGCGCTCGTCTATGTGACGCAGTCGGTTCCCGACGCCCTGAATGCGCTCGACCCTTCGGCCGAGGTGCTGCAGCAGCTGGCCGAGGCCAAGCTGCGGGATGCGGTGGGGCCGGGCTGATGGAGACCCTGCTGCTGGTCGCGGGCCTCGCCATCCTCGTTCTCGTCGCCGCCATGGTGCGCGGCTGGACCGCTGCCGAGCGCGACGCCCGACATAAGGCCGAGAAGGCCCGGCGCGATGCCGATCAGACCGCCGAAACCCTCGACGTCACCCGGAGAATTCAGGATGCGACCGCTGATCCTTTGCCTGTCGATGCTGCCCGCGGCTGGTTGCGTGACTTCGGAGGCGGTGCCCCCCCCGAACAGCGGTAACGCCATCTGTCACACGCTGGAGCGGCCCGCCCGCACACATGCCGCCGCCCTGGCCCAGGACGGCGGCGATCTGTCGGCCACCACCGGCCAGACCCTGATCGCCGGCCTCGCCGCCGCCTGCACCTGGAAAGCCCCCGAATGACGCCCGAAGAAACCACAGTCCAGGTGCTGATCCTCTGGGCGCTGGCCCTCTCGACCGTGATCAACCTTGGCACGGTCGTGTGGAACATCTTCTCAGGCCCGTCCAAGAAAAACGGCGCCCGGCTGGACGCCCTGGCCGCCCAGATCGGTCTCGTCGATCAGCGGGTGGCGAAGGTCGAGCAGGCCCAGCAGGCCCTGCCATCCAAGGATGACATGCACGAGCTGGAGCTGGTGATGGAAGGTCTGAAGGGGGAGCTGAAGGCGATGTCGGCGGTCATGAAGGGCAATACCGACATCATGGCCAGGCTCGAAGCCATCGTTGCGCGGCACGAAGAACACCTCCTGAAGAAGCCCTGAACCATGTCCTACGAGAACGACACCATCCGCCCCGACGCCCGCCTGATCATCCTGAAGGCGCTGGCTGGCCAGCCGGATTACCGGATGCACTCGGGCTACATCAGCAAGGAGCTGATGCGGTTCGGCATCGACCGACCGCGCGAGTGGATTCATGGCGAGCTGGACTGGCTGGAGCAGATGGGCGCCGTAACTCTGACCAAGGCGGGCAGCGTCGTGGTGGCGATGATCACCGAAAAGGGCCAGCGCCACCTGCGTCTGTCCATCACGATCGAGGGCATCGACCGCCCCGGCCTGCCGGGGGCCTGAGCCATGGCCACCGGGCGCGGGCGCCTTTCCAGTTTCGACCTTCTGCCCTCCGAGGCTGACCTTCTGGTCGCCACGGCTGCGGCGGCGCTTGCCGATAGGGACCGAACCCAGACCGAGATCTACGCCGAGTTCGTGACCGGCTGCGAAGCGCTGATGGCCGAGCACCGGGGCGAACTGGAATTCGCCATCCCGGCCTTCAGCAGCTTCAACCGCTTCTCGATCCGCCAGGCGCGAATCTCGCGCCGCCTCGACCAGACCCGCGAGATCGTGGCGGTGCTTGCCCAGAAGCACGATGCGCAGGCCAGCGACGATCTGACCATCATCGCGGCCGAGATGATCAAGGCGACCGTCCTGCACATGCTGGGCGATGCCGCCGATGGCGTGGTGCCCGAGGATCTGAAGCGCCTGGCGGACGGGCTGAAGGCCGCCCAGGTCGCGCAGAACCTGTCGGCCGACCGCAAGGCCAAGATCACCGCCGATGTGCAGAAGCGCCTGGCCGAGGCCGTCGAGACCACGGCCAAGGCCCGCGGCCTGTCCGCTGAAACCACCGAGGCCATCAAGGCCGAGATCCTTGGAGTGACCGCATGACCGAGAAACACGCCGGGCTGCCCGTCAAAGGCTATCAGGCGCAGGATCCTCTGCGCATCGCCCTGGTCAACCAGAACAAGGAGGCGGAGGAACGCCTCCTGCGCCAGATCGAGACCATTACGGGCAACCCGGACTATGACCAGCGCTGGCTGGCCATCGCCAAGACCCAGCTGGAACAGGGGTTCATGGCGTTGAACCGGGCGATCTTCCGCCCTGGCCGGGTCCGGCTGCCGGAGGACGCGGAATGAGCGATCCGAACGACCCTTACAACGTCACCGCCGACGAGCTGCGCCAGTTCATCGAACGCTGGGAACAGCTGGAATCCGAGAAGAAGGACATCGCGGATCAGCAGAAGGAGCTGATGGCCGAGGCCAAGGGCCGGGGCTACGACACCGCCGTCATGCGGCAGATCATCGCCCTGCGCCGTCGTCAGCCCGACGACATCGCCGAACAGGAGGCCGTGCTGGAGCTTTACAAGGCCGCGCTGGGGATGGGCTGATGACACTGCATCTCCAGCAGCGCGAGATGATGGTGCTGGGCTTTCCGGTCCTGCTGGACGCCCAGCTGGGGCACCTGATGGTCAGCCATCGGGGCGAGATCACCTGGGACCAGTTGCAGGCCATCAAGAACGAGGTCTGGGGCAAGGGCACCCGCGCGATCGAGGTCTACCCAGTGCAGGGCGACGTGGTGAACACCGGCAACTGGCGCCACCTGTGGCGGCTGGGCAAGCATGATTTCTGCCCCGACCTCTTACAGCACGAGCCCAGGCACATGCCCGGACCGGACGGCCTGCAACAGCGCCACTCCGATGCATGGCGCGAGGCCGGGGAGGTGTTTCGGTGAATGACGGCCTGGGCAAACTGGTGGGCGGGACGGTTGCGGGGCTGGTCGCGGTCGGATCCATTGTCGTGGCGGTCAGGCAAGACAGCTATGAACGCGCCTTGCTGGCCGGCGGCGACTGCGCCCTGATCATGGAGGCGCTCTACACGCCCCCGCCGACCGGGACTACCATCTGCAGCAGCTACGATCCGCCGATCTGCACCACCAGCTTCTTCCAGCCCGATCCCTACATGCGCAGCCTCTGGCGCTGCCCGGACCCCGAGCGCGACGGCGCCCAGGTCGAGTTCTGGCGCCGGTCGGCAGAAAGGGGGATGTGGTGACCGCGACCCCCGCTCAGGTGGCCAACGACCTCGTGGCCCAGGCGAAGTACTGGGACCGCCGGGACGATCATGTCTCGCGGGCCTGTCATCAGTGCGCGCGGCTGATCCGGGCGATGCTTGCAGGTGAAGCGGTCGACGGGCGGACGTATTACGGACTGCATGGTCGGCTGCTCAACCTCGAAATCACATGGCGCGGGCGGAACGAGCCCCTTGAAAACTCGCTGACCCGTGGTCGGCTGACCCTTGAGGCCCTGCGTCGGGAGAGCCGGCAATGACCGCCCTCCTGCCCTATCAGGCAAAGACGGTGGGCCTTCTCGATGGTGGATCGCAGCTTTGCTATGTCGAAAAGTCGCGCCGGATCGGCCTCACATGGGGCCTTGCGGCCTATGCCGTTCTGCGCGCCGGCCGGCAGAAGACTGCCGGTGGCATGGACGTCATGTACATCTCCTACAGCCGCGAGATGACCCGCGAGTTCGTGGATGCCTGCGCCATGTGGGCCCGCGCCTTCGACAGCGCGGCCGGCGCGGTCGAGGAGACGCTCTTCGACCAGGATGATGGCGACAAGGCGATCAACGCCTTCCGGATCCGCTTCGCCTCCGGCTTCGAGATCATGGCGCTGTCTTCGGCTCCTCGCGGCCTGCGCGGCAAGCAGGGTGTGGTCATCATCGACGAGGCCGCCTTCGTCGATAACCTGAAGGAGCTTCTGAAGGCGGCACTGGCCTTCCTGATGTGGGGCGGTCAGGTCGTGGTCTGCTCGACCCATGACGGCGTCGACAATGATTTCAACGTGGCCATTCAGGAGCTGCTGGCAGGCCGTTCGAAGGGCGACCATCTGCGGATCGACTTCGATCAGGCGCTGCAGCAGGGCCTCTATCAACGTATCGCCCTGGTCACCGGCAAGACCTGGACGCCCGAGGCCGAGGCGCAGTGGCGGCAAGGCATCATCGACTTCTACGGCGACGGCGCCGACGAAGAACTGTTCTGCATCCCCTCAATTAGCACGCCCGGCTGCGTCAGGATGCGCGAATGACCGCCCTCCTGACCGAGAAGCAGTGGGCCGACGCCCGCGCCGCCGCCATGCAGGCGATCCCGGACGAGGTGAAGGCCGCGGGTCTGCCTTCGGTGCTGCTGCCCTATCAAGCGAAAACCGTCGCCCTCCTCGATGGCGGATCGAAGCTCTGCTACATCGAGAAAAGCCGTCGGATTGGGCTCACCTGGGGCCTTGCTGCCTATGCCGTCCTGCGCGCCGGCCGCCAGCGTGTCGCCGGTGGCATGGATGTGATGTACATCTCCTACAGCCGGGAGATGACGCGCGAGTTCGTGGATGCCTGCGCCATGTGGGCCCGTGCCTTCGACAGCGCGGCCGGCGAGGTCGAAGAGACGCTGTTCGACCAGGATGACGGTGACAAGTCGATCAACGCCTTCCGGATCAAGTTCGCCAGCGGGTTCGAGGTCATGGCGCTGTCTTCGGCTCCGCGCGGGCTGCGGGGCAAGCAGGGCGTGGTCATCATCGACGAGGCGGCTTTCGTCGATAACCTGAAGGAGCTCCTGAAGGCGGCGCTGGCCTTCCTGATCTGGGGTGGTCAGGTCGTGGTCTGCTCGACCCATGACGGTGTCGACAACGATTTCAATGTCGCGATCCAGGCGGTTCTGGCTGGCCGGGAAAAGGGCGATCACATCCGCATCGACTTCGACCAGGCGCTGCAGGATGGCTTCTACCAGCGCGTGGCGTTCCGGGCCCGCAAGGCATGGTCTGCAGAAGAAGAGGCGGCTTGGCGCCAAGAGATCATCGACATCTACGGTGACGGCGCAGACGAGGAACTGTTCTGCATCCCGTCCATGTCCTCGGGCAGCTGGCTGCCCGGCCCGCTGATCGAAGCGCGGATGACGGTCGAGCAGGAGGTGCTGCGGCTGGAGCTGCCAGCAAACTACCTCTTCCTCGACAAGGTCGGGCAGGCCTCACTGATGGAGCCGTTCCTGACGAAGCTGAAGGCCCAGCTGAAGGCGCTGGACCTGTCGCCGCGCTATGCCTTCGGATCGGACTTCGGCCGGATCCGCGACCTGACGACCGGGTCTTTGATGGCCATTGAACAGAACCTTAAACGCCGCGAGGCGCTGGCTTACGAGCTGCGCAATGTGCCGGGCATCGAACAGAAGCTGATCTGCAGGACCGTCCTCGATCACGTCCGCCACCGGCTGGTGGGTGCGGCCTTCGATGCCACCGGCATGGGCTGGACCGTGGCCGAGGACATGGGCCGGATCTACGGGCTGCGTGAGGACCCGCTCTCCGGCGCCGGCCTGATCATGGCGATCAAGTTTTCCGAGGAGTGGTACCGGATCGAAATGCCGCCGCTGAAGACGCGGTTCGAGGATGACCACATCGCGCTGATCCGCGACGCCGACCACGCCGGCGACCTTCGCCTGGTCAAGGTGATCCGCGGCATCGCGCGGGTGCCGCCCGAGCGGACGGAATCGGCCGCCGAAAAGGGATCGGGCCAGAAGAAGAAGCGGCATGGCGACTATGCCATCGCCTGCGCCCTGGCCGATTACGCGACCCGCATGCGCTGGGTCGAATACGGCTACACACCGGCCCCGCTGCCCCGCGAGACCACCGCCACGGGCAGCGGCATGACGGCCGACGAAGAGGACGCCCGCGACATTTACGCCCCGCCGCTGGGGCACAGGATCAGGGGAATGATCTGATGGCCCGCACCCCCCAGCTGCTCGACGCCTATGGCCGACCGATCCGGCTTTCCACGCTGACCACCGAGGTTGCCTCCGCCACGCTGGGCGGGGTGCGCTCGCCGCTGACCGGATATCCGGCCGACGGGATGACGCCTGGCCGGCTGGCGGCAATCCTGCGCGAGGCCGATGCCGGCGACGGGCTGCGCTATCTGGAACTGGCCGAAACGATCGAGGAGCGCGATCTGCACTATGTCGGGGTGCTGGGCACCCGCCGGCGCGCGGTCGCGCAGCTGGACATCACGGTCGAGGCCGCATCGGACAGCTCGGAAGACGAGGCCATCGCCGAGGAGGTCCGCGATTGGCTGCAGCGCGATGAATTGTCCGACGAAATCTTCCACATCCTCGACTGCATCGGCAAAGGCTACAGCGTCACCGAGATCGACTGGGATCACTCGGAAGGGCAGCACTGGCCGAAACAGCTTCTGCGCCGCGATCCACGCTGGTTCGGCTTCGATCCTCGGGATCTCGAAACTCCGATGATCCGGGACCAGAACGGCCAGTTGAAGCCCATGGAGGGTGGGCACTTCATCTTCGCCCAGATCGCTGCCAAGTCCGGCCTGCCCTTGCGATCCGGCATTGCCCGCGTCGCGGCCTGGGCATGGATGTTCAAGGCGTTCACCCAGCGCGACTGGACCATCTTCACCCAGACCTATGCCCAACCGGTGCGCCTGGGCAAATATCATCCCGGCGCCACCGAGGCGGAGAAGGCCACGCTGATGCGGGCGATCTCCAACATTGCCGGCGACATGGCGGCGATGATCCCCGAATCCATGATGATCGAGTTCATTGAAGCGGCAAATGTCGGGGCGGCCCATGCACTGTACAAAGAGCGGTCGGACTGGCTCGACCAGCAGGTATCGAAAGCCGTGCTGGGACAGACCGCGACAACTGATGCGGTGACGGGCGGTCTGGGATCCGGCAAGGAGCACCGGCAGGTTCAGGAGGATATCGAGCGCGCAGATGCCAAGGCCCTTGCAGCGATCTTGAACCGAGATCTTGTCCGGGTCTTCGTCCAGGTCAATCACGGCCCTCAGAAAGCCTATCCCCGCCTGAAGATCGACCGCCCGGAGCAGGAAGACCTTGCGGCCTTTGCCACCGCCATCGGCCCGATGATCGACCGCGGGCTTGAGGTCAGCCAGGAGGACATCCGCGAGAAGTTCGGGTTGGCTGCCCCCAAGCCGAAAGCCCGGCTGATGACCCCTGCCGGCGCCAAATCCGCACCCGAGGAGCCGCCAGACGGGAAGCCGCCCGACCCCGAGGATCAGGATCGCGCGATTAAAGGCAAACCCGGCGTTTTTAAACGGGGTCAGGCCGATCTGCGGGGAACGACAGCCCTGAACGCGGAGGGGGCCTCTATGGCCCTCCCACGGCGAAACCCGGTGGGCGAGCATGTCGGGGCGCTGGCTGGCCGGGTGGAGATCGAGGCAGCACCCCATGTCGCGGCGATGGTCGACCAGGTAGAGGCCATGCTTCAGACGGCCGGATCGCTGGAGGAGTTCCGCGAAATGGTGCTGGCGGCTTTCGAGAGGATCGACACGGCAGAGCTGTCGCTGATCCTGGCACAGGGGGTGCTGGCGGGCTGGGCCGGTGGCCGGGCTGCGGTCGAGGACGAGGCGGATGGCTGACAGCTTGACCGCGATCTTCGGCCAGCCCTTCGCCCAGCAACTGGCCGCATGGCGGCTGCGGCGGGACGACAGACGCGGCACTCGGGCCTGGACGGATGTCGAACCGCAATTCCACGACCGCGCCTTCATGGTGGCAGGCGCCATGAAGGCGGACCTGCTGTCCGATCTGGCCGCCGCTGTGGACAAGGCCATCAGCAAGGGCACCAGCCTGGAGGATTTCCGCCGCGATTTCCGGGCCACGGTCGCCAGGCATGGCTGGCACGGCTGGACCGGCGAAGGCACCCTGAAGGGCGAGGCCTGGCGGACCCGGACCATCTACCGCACCAACCTGGCGTCCACCTATCACGCCGGGCGCCATGCCCAGCTCATCGAGGGTGACTTCGCCTTCTGGGTCTACCTGCATGGCAATGCGCGCGAGCCGCGCATCATCCACCTGTCCTGGCACGGGTTTGCGGCACATCCCTCGCATCCCTTCTGGCGGACGCATTTCGCGCCCAACGGCTGGGGCTGCACCTGCTACATCGTCGGTGCCCGAACAGCTGCCGGCGTCCGCCGCCTGGGGGGCGATCCCGACAAGCAGCTGCCGCCGGGCTGGGACCGGATCGACCCGAAGACCGGCGCGCCGGTCGGGATCGACAGGGGTTGGGGCTACGCACCGGGGGGCACGAATACCGACCTGATCAGTGCCGCAGCCCGGCAGATCGCCCGCCTGCCGCTGGATCTGGGGATCGACTTCGGTCAATCCGTACAGCCGCAGATACAGCGCGCATGGCCGGATTGGGTGGACCAGGTGAAGTCGGGAGCGCGCCACGATCCGGGGCTGGTGGGAACGATCGAGAGAGAGGTGGCGGATATCCTGGCCGCGCGCGGGATGCCGCTGCGGTCGGCCGAGTTGCTGGTGATGCCGGGCCTGATCCAGGGTCCGAAGGCGCGCAGGCACCACGCGGCCGGCGATGCCCTGACGCCGGAGGATTGGGCGGGCCTGCCCGATGCGATCAGGGCCCGTATCGCCGTCCTGCTGGACAAGCGGACGGGGCGGCTCATCTATGTCCTGCCTGGTGACGACCGGGTGCCGCAACTGGCCATCGACATGGCGTTTGGCCGTCTTGACGGGCAAGAGGCTCCCAATGTGATCGTGTCGGCCTACCGCCCGCGGATGTCGGACCTGCGGGGCCGGCAGCGCGGGGGGCTGCTTGAGGTGCTGTTGGGCAGTTTGGGATAGCGGAGGGGCGGAAATCCCTCATTTGCGGCACCGAGGTGGCGAACCGGACTCCGACTTTCCGATGTCGCTATCCCGCCGGGAAGGATAACGATGTTCACGCTCGAAATCAATGACGCCGCCGTCACTGCCGCCCTGGACGATCTGGCGCGGCAGCTGGGTGACCTGACCCGGCCGATGCAGGAGGTCGGCGAGTTCCTGATCAAGTCCACCAAGGCACGGTTCGGAACCGGCGCAGGCCCTGACGGCACCGCCTGGGCCCCGAAGTCCGAGGTGACGAAGGCGGGCTATAGGGCGCGCGGCGACAGGGTCGATGACCGGCCGCTCTTCGGGCCATCGGGCAGCCTGTCGAGCCTGATCCACTACGAGGCCACCGAGACATCCGTGCGCTGGGGTTCGCCGAGGAACTATGCCGCCGTGATGCAGTTCGGCGCTGCACAGGGTGCATTCGGCCGCACGTCCCGAGGCGGGCCGATCCCCTGGGGCACCATTCCTGCCCGGCCCTTCCTTGGCCTCTCGGACACCGATCGTGCCGGAGTGCTGGAGATCATCGCGGAATATCTGTCGGGTGCAGCTTCGCCATGACTTGACCGCCGCCCCCGGCCGGGGGCAGGCTTGGGCATCCGCCCCGTCGGGGCTGGGCCGGAACACCCCGCAAGCGCTTGCGGGTTATTCGCAGGCCTCACCTTTGCGACATTGCGGGCATGACCCGTCGCATTGCCCCCTCTCTCGCCCTGGCCTCAGCTGTCGCATTGCCCGCGGGCAATGTGGTGCCGGAATGGATCGAGCTCCTGCCCGCGCCTTCTGCCGGCGAGATCCGCACCTTCAACGGTCTCGGCCCCTATCATGTTGCGGATGCCGCCGCCCTGATCCGCAACTCCCTGCAGTCCGAGCGCGGGCTCGTCATCGACGAGAACCACGCCACCGATCTGGCCGCCCCGAAGGGCGGTGCCGCACCGGCGCGGGGCTGGATCACCGATCTTGATGCGCGCGACGATGGCAGCATCTGGGCCAGGGTCGACTGGACCGAAACCGGCCGCGCACTGCTTTCAGACCGGGCCTATCGCGGCATCAGCCCTGCCATCACCCACGACAAGCAGGGGCGCATCCTGTCGATCATGCGCGCCTCGCTGACCAATACCCCGAACCTGCGGGGGCTTGCCCCCGTCCTTAACCAGGAGACCCCCATGGACTTGGCAAAGCTGGCCGAAAAGCTCGGCCTGGCTGCCGAGGCGGACGAGGATGCGATCCTTTCCGCCATCGGCAAGCTGCAGGAACCGCAGACGGCCCTGCAGTCGGAAATCACCGCGCTCGGCACCGCCTTCGGCGTGACCGGCGACACCACCGCAATCCTGACCGGCGTGAAGGCGAAGGCAGCGGCCCAACCGGCCGAGATCACCGCGCTCCAATCCGAGATCGTCGGGCTGACCACCAAGCTGAATGCCCTGACCGAAGGCGGCAAGCGCGACAAGGCGGTGTCTTTCGTCGACGGCGCCATCAAGGCCGGGCGGGTCGGCGTGAAGCCGTCGCGCGACCGCTTCATCGCGCTCCACATGGAGGATGTCGCCGGCACCGAGGCAATCATCAACGGCATGCCGATCCTTGGCACCTCCCACACCTCCGAGGTTCCGCCGACTGACGCCCAGGGCGTCCAGACCGCGCTGAACTCCGAGCAGGCCGGTGTCGCGCGCATGCTGGGTGTGTCCGAAAAGGACTACCTCGCCACGCTCAACGCCGAGAAGAAGGAGGCCGTCTGATGGCGCCGCTGACCGCTGACCGCAATTCGCCCCGCCGCGAGGGCGACAATCGCACCGGCCTTCTGGGGGCCTCCCAGGCGATCTTCGCAGGTGCCATCCTGATGCGCAACGCCGCCGGCAACCTGATCGAGGGTGCCACCGCGACCGGATCGTTCGGGGTCGGCGTGTCCATGGAGCGCGCCACCAGCGTCTCGGCCGACACCGTGTCGATCACCTACCGGCCCGGCGTGTTCCGTTTCGGAAACTCGTCGGCGGCGGATGCGATCACCAAGGCCGAGATCGGCACCGCCTGTTTCATCGTCGATGACCAGACGGTCGCCAAGACCAACGGCACCAACACCCGCAGCCCGGCGGGCACCGTCGAGGACGTGGACGCGCAGGGCGTCTGGGTCCGGTTCGACGAGGCCCTGACCCGCGCTGTCCTCTCGTAAGGATTCCGCAACATGCTCGTCAACGCCGCCAACCTCGCCCTTCTCGCCACCGGCTTCAGCACCGCCTATTCGGCCGGTGTGGGGCAGGCCTCCTCTGATTATGAGAAGATCACCACGGTCGTGCCCGCCTCGGTCAAGGAGCAGACCTATGCCTGGCTGGGCAAGATCCCGGCCGTGCGCGAATGGCTCGGCCCCCGCCAGCTGCAGAACCTCTCCGTCTCCGACTACAAGATCAAGGAGAAGGCCTGGGAACTGACCATCACGGTCGACAAGGACGATATCGAGACCGACAACCTCGGCATCTACGGCCCCATGTTCACCCAGATGGGCCTCTCCACCGGCGCGAAATGGGACGAGTTGGTCTGGGGCCTCCTGAAGGCAGGCTTCACCACCAACTGTTACGACGGCCAGTATTTCTTCGACACCGATCATCCGGTGCTGGCCGCCGATGGCGTGACCGTCAACCAGGTCTCGAACACCGGCGGCGGCGGTGGCGCGCCATGGTTCCTCTTGGACATCAGTCAGGCGCTGAAGCCGATCATCCTGCAAAAGCGCAAGGACTTCGAGTTCGTGCCGAAAACGCGGGTCGATGACGACCACGTCTTCATGAACCGGGAGTTCATCTACGGATCGGATGCACGGGCGAACGTGGGCTTCGGCTTCTGGCAGTTTGCCTATGGCTCGAAGCAGACGCTGGATGCCACCAGCTATGCCGCCGCGCGCTCGGCCCTGATGGGCATGAAGGGCGATTTCGACCGCCCGCTGGGCCTGAAGCCGCGCCTGCTGATCGTGCCGCCCTCGCTGGAAGCCGCGGCCCTCAAGCTGTTGAACTCGGAATATGCGGCCGGCGGCGAAACCAACCCGTGGAAGGGCACGGCAGAGCTGATGGTCACGCCCTGGCTGGCCTGATTCCGGCGGCGCTGGCCGCGGTCGGTTCCATGGGGGGCGGCGCGCCCGCCCCCTTATCGAGCCGAAAGGATTATCCGATGTCGAAGAAAACGACCCCTGCCGCCACGGCTGGCGACCAGGACGAAAAGAAGACCGCGGCGGCCGACGACAAAGCCAGCGGTCCGACGACGCCCGCGACGGGAAGCGAGGGCGAGGCAAAGGCGGAGGCGGGCGGTGCAGTCGTCCCCTCCGCCGGAGCCGAAACCGAACCGGCGGCAGCCGGTGAAACCGGGGCGGCGGAGATGCAGCAGTCATCCCCCCAGGTGGCGTCCGCCGCCCCGGTGACCGATGCCCCCTTCGATCGCGCCGGCTGGCCCGCCGAGATCATCGTCAGGGGGCCGGAGAAGGGCCGCTGGCGCGCCGGTCGCCACTTCACGGCCGCGCCTGTGCCGGTGCCGCTCGCCGATCTGACCGATGACCAGCTGCTGTCGCTCCGCGGCGACCCGGAGCTGACGCTGATCGGCTGGCAGTGATCTGACGCGGGGTAGCTCAGCGGTAGAGCGCGGGACTCATAATCCCGAAGTCGCGGGTTCGATCCCCGCCCCCGCAACCAGAATACCAGGGGAAGCTGCCGCAGCCCCGCCCATAGCGAGCCACGGCCGAGAGCGTGGACCCGGCAGCCAGGGGGGAGGGTAGCCCCCGACAAACGCACAGAGGCCCAGATGACCTATGCCACCCAACAGCAGCTGATCGATCGCTACGGCGAGGCGATGCTGATCGCGCTGTCGGATCGCGCCGATCCGCCGGATGAGGCGGTGGATGCCGTGGTGGTGGCCCGCGCCCTGACTGGCGCGGATGCGCTGATCGACGGCTATCTGGCAGGCCTTTATGCCCTGCCGCTGGCCTCGACCCCGCCGATGCTGGAACCGATCGCCCAGGCCATCGCCATCTACGACCTGCACATCACCGAGCCAGAGGCCAAGATCAAGGCTGACTACGACAACGCCCTGAAGCGCCTTCAGGAGATCGCCAGGGGCGTGATCCAGCTCAAGGATGCCGCCGGGGTCGAACCGCCCGCGCCGCAGGGCGGCGGCGTCCAGATCACCGACCGCGAGCGGATGTTCACCCCCGAGAAGATGACGGGGTTCATCTGATGGTCGACCTGGTTTCCATCGCCACCCGCCTGAAGGAACAGGCCACCGGCCTGCGCAAGGTGGGTCTTGCCGCGGATCTGGCGGCGGTACTTGAGGGCAAGCTGCCGGACCAGACCGGCATCAGCGCCTTCGTCCTGATCGGCGACGAACGCGGCGGCCAGGCGTCGATCTCCGCCGGGTCCTACATCCAGCCGGTGCAGCTGAGCATCGCCGTGATCCTGACATTCCGCGAGATCTCGAACCGCGCAGGCGACAAGCTGGTCGATGAGGTCGAGGCCGCGAAGGCTGCGGTGCGCGCGGCGCTGATCGGCTGGATCCCGGACGGCGCCAATGGCGCGCTGCGCCTCGTGCACGGTGCGCCCGTCTCGTTCAAGCCCGGATTTTTTGCCTGGGGCTATCAGTTCGCCACATCCACCCAGCTGAGGTACACCCGATGACCGCCCCCGACCATCCCCTGCCCGCCGCCGGCGGCAGCTACATCCGCAATCCCGACGGCTCGCTGACCCTCGTCGATCCTGAGACCGGCCTGCCGGTTGTCGATGGCCCGCCGGCAGCCGCGACCGACCCGGTCGGGGTCGATCCGGTCGTGCCGGAGGCCGGGGTCATGACCACGGTGGCGGAAGCCCCGGCCGAACCCGCCCCGAAACCCACCGTTAAACGGGGCGTAAAAGCCCCCGAGAAAGAGGGCTGAGCCGATGTTCTGGGACCTCCAGCTGATCACGGCCAAGGAAGAAACGACCTATGGCACCGACTCTGCGCCGACCGGCGCGGCCAATGCCATCCTCGCGCAGAACGTCAAGCTGACGCCGATGCAGGCGACCGAGGTGACGCGGCAGCATTCGCGGCCCTACCAGGGCGCGCGCCCGGCGCTGCTGGTCGGCAAGCACATGAAGATCACCTTCGAGGTCGAGGCCAAGGGGTCGGGCACGGCAGGCACGGCACCGGGCTTCGGTGTCCTCTTGCGCAGCTGCAAGATGGCCGAGGTGATCGTCGCCGCCACATCGGTGACCTACAACCCGACCTCGACCACCCACAAGTCGTGCTCGCTCTATTTCTACATCGACGGGATCCTGTTCAAGCTGATCGGGGCGCGCGGCGACTGGAAGTACAAACTGAATGCCGACGGCATCGTGGTGATCGAATTCACCTTCACAGGGCTGTTCACCCAGCCGACCAGCCAGGCCATCCCGGCGCCGACCTTTGGGGCCCAGCTGACCCAGATCCCGCAGGAGGCCACGACCGAGACGGTGCCGACCTTCTCGATCGGCGCCTTCGCCACGGCAGGCCTGCGGAGCCTGACCTTCAGCGCCGGCAACCAGGTGGTGTTCCGCAACCTCGTCCGCCGACGCCAGGTGATCATCCCGCAATCCGATGAATCGCTGGAATTCCAGATCGAGGCCGAGGCGCTGGCCACGTTCAACCCGTTCAGCCTGGCCGATGCCGGCACTACCCAGGCGGTGTCGCTGGTCCATGGCGTCGGCGCGGGCAAAATCGTCACGCTGTCGGTCGCGCGGTTCCAGATCCTGAACCCCGGCGACCTGACCCAGCAGGACGGGGTGCTGGAATACCAGCTGCGCGGCAAGTGCCTGCCCAGCGACAGCGGCAACGACCAGTTCACCCTGGCATTCACCTGAGGAGCATCTGCACATGCTGAAGATCGTCAAGAACCCCGAATTCACCGCCCTGGTCAAGGTGCAGGTGCCCACCGACAAGGGGCAGGTCGAGCATTCGTTCAAGGCCCGGTTCCGCGCGCTGACCCGGTCCGAGGAGGCCGGTTACGACGCGCTGAACGCCTCCAGCACCGACGAATTCCTGCGCCGCGTCGTGGTCGGCTGGGAGGATCTGAAAGGCGAGGACGGCGAGCCGTTCGAGTTTTCCGAGGACAACCTGATCACCCTGATCGACCTGCATTACGTCCGGCTCGGGATCGTCCAAGCCTATACCTCGATGATCTCGGGCGCCAAGGCCCCGCGCCGGGGAAACTGACCGCGCTCGGCCGCGCCTGGGCGCGCGGTCGGGCAGCCTCGGACCAGCGCCGCGCCAGCATGGAGAGGGTCCGGGCAGATGCCGCCCGTATGAGGCTGACCCTGCCCGAGGAAGCCCCGGCCCCGGTGGCGGAGCTCTGGGAGATGCACATCCCGGCCTGGCGCGCCTGGTGCGCCGTGTCGGGGCAGATGCGGACAGAGGCGCTCAACACCATGGAGAGCGCCCGCATCGTCTGGCTGGGGCTGGATTACAGCGCCGCCAAAGCCGGGCTGGGCCTCGCCGGGATCGGGGTCAGCCCGGAGGAATGGGACGAGGTGCGCACGATCGAGGGTGCCGCCGTTGAGGAGCTGAACCGCCGTGGCAGGTGATCTGCGCATCAGCATGTTGATCGAAGCCAACGCGCAGCGCGCGCGGGCCGAGGTCGCATCCATGCGCGAGGGCGTGGCCCAGCTGGCGGAGGCGGGACGTGACGCCGGCGGCGGCATGGCGGCCGCCTCGGACGGCGCTGCCGAATGGGGCAGCATGGTCCAGATGCTGCGCGCCTCGATGCAGCCTATGGTGGCCGAGGCCAATGCGCTGGCCGCCGCCGTCGACCAGCTGACCATCGCCGAGGAGACGGGTGCGCTGTCGGCCCGCGAGGCGGCGCTGGCGCATGATCTGCTGGCCCGCCAGGCGATCGAGCTGCAGGCCCGGATGGAGGCCGCCGGCGTGACGCTCGACGGCACGACCGCGGCGATCCGGCACCACGACACCGCCATCCAGCAGCTGATCGCGCGCAACACCGGGCTGAGCCGCTCCGAGGACGAAAGCATCGCCGACCACCTGCGCCATGGCCAGGCGCTGGACCAGCTGCGCGCGAAATTCGATCCGCTCTTTGCCTCCAGCCGCCAGTACGAGCTGGCGCTGGGGGAGATCGCCGAAGCCGAGCGGCTGGGCGCGATCTCGGCCACCACGGCCGCCGCCGCCCGCGAGCGGCTGGCGCAGTCGATGGCGCCGGCGGTGACGGCGACCGATCGGTTCGGACGGTCCAATCAGCAGGCGGCGCAATATGCCGGGCAGCTGAGCTATCAGCTCAATGACATCGGCATGATGATGGCGATGGGGCAGAGCCCGTTCCTGCTGATGATGCAGCAAGGGCCCCAGGTCGTGCAGGTGTTCGGCCAGATGAGGTTGGCGGGCGTCGGACTGCGCACGGCCCTGGTCAGCGCCTTCGGCATGCTGATCAACCCGATGTCGCTGGCCACCATGGCGGTGATCGGATTCGGCGCGGCGGCGGTGCAGTGGTTCGGCCAGGCCGAAGAGGCCGCCGAGACCGTGGCCGATGCCACCCAGAGGCTGGGCGAGATCGAGGCGGGCCTGCGCGACACCCGTGCCATCCTTGACCTGTCGCTGTCCGAGCTGATCGAGAAATATGGCAGCTATGCCCTGGCGATCCGCGATGCCGCGCGGGCGCAGGAGGAGCTGCGTATCGCCCAGGCCCGCACCGCGCTGGCCGAGGGCATCCAGAATGCTGAGGAGGATTGGGGGCGGTTCTCGGCCCGGATGGATGCTGCCCTCGCTGTCAGCCAGGCAAAGGCGTTCGAAGACCTCATGGTCTCGCCCGACACTTCACTCGCAGCTGCATTGGAAAAGGATACCGCCCACCTCTCCGTCGCAGCGGAAAAAACCGCCAGTGCAGTGCGCGAATTGCAGAGTGTACTGAAGGTATCCGAGGCGGATGCAATCCGGCTCGCAGATGCCTTCGCCGTTGTCCGGGATGCAGCCAGTTTCGACGACCGCATCGCCGCGATGCAGGCGCTGCGCGACGTGATGCGCGAGGCCGGAGTCAGCCTGGACAGCCTGCCGCCCGCCATCCAGGACGCGCTGGCCGAAGCCGGGGCCCTGACGCTGGAAATGGCCGCGCTGAAGGGCGAGGCCGACGGCGCGACATCGGCCATGATGGCGCTGGTGGCCTCGGCACCCGGCGGCGGCTGGCTGGCCGGGGCGATCGGCGATGCCAGCACCCTGGCGGGCACGCTCTGGGATGCGGCCTTGGCGGCCGCGGCGGCGCGGCAGGAGGCGTTCAACAGCGGCGTCGATCCGGCCAGCGGCAAGCTCTATGGCGGGCGCGGCGGAGACCCGCGCCGCTTCGGCGCATCGCCAGGCACCAGCAACACCTTCGATGTCGAGAATTTCAAGGTTCCCGAGGTTTCAAGCCGCGCCGCGGGCGTGGGCTCTGGCGGCGGGGCCTCGGAGATCACGAAGCAGGCCGATGCGCTGAAGACGTTGCGCGAGGCGCAGGAGCGGCAGATCGCGCTCTTGCGCACCACCGATCCGATCCAGCGCATCATCCTGGAAAACCACGAGGCGCTGGCCGGGGCCACCGAGGCGGAAAAGGCGCAGGTCGTCGGCCTGATCCAGGAGCGGGAGCGGCTGGAGGCGATCGGCGACCGGATCGAGGAGATCGGCCAGATCGGTGGCCGCGCGTTCAGCAGCCTGGCGACCGGCGCCAGCTCGTTTTCCGACGCGCTGTCGATGGTTCTGGAATCCCTGGCCGAGATGGCCAGCTCGGCCGTCTGGGACATGTTCTGGCAGGGCACGGGCGACAGTGGCGGGTTGCAGGGGCTGATCGGCGACTGGCTGGGCCTGCCCGCCAAGGCGGAAGGCGGCCGGGTGATCGGCCCCGGCGGGCCGCGCGACGACCGGATCCTGACGCGCCTCTCCAACGGCGAATATGTCGTCAACGCCGCCGCCACCGGGCAGCACCTGCCGCTGCTGGAGGCTATCAACGGGGGCGCGAGCCTCTCAGACCTGCTGGGGGGTCTGGCGGGCGGCAGCCCGATCGCGCTGGCCGACGGCGGCTATGTCGGCAGCCTCAATGGCGCGTATGCGCCGCAGGACTGGGGCACCGCGCGCATCGGCCGGCCGGGGGACGCAGGCAGCAATGCCGCAGCGGCCCCGATCATCAACATCCACAACAACAGCCCCGAGCCGATCCGCCAGCAGACCAGCACCGGCCCGAACGGCGAGGCCGTGGTTGATATGATCGTGGGCCGGTCGATCAGCCGCGGCCGCTATGACAAGCAGCTGAGCACCCGCCACGGCCTGACACCGGAGATCGCCCGCCGATGACCCTGATGCCCGTCTGGCCCGCCGGTTTCCTGCCCACACCCGATATCACGGGCTGGGACGGCATGCCGTTCGACAGCCGCGCCGCGTTCAACCCGGAAACCGGCCCGCCGATGTTCCGCCGCAGGGTGACGGCCGAGACCTGGGAATTCGCCGGGCGGTTCCCGGCCGCGGATCAGGCCGAGCAGGCGGCGTTCTGGGAATTCTGGGCCGAGATCGAGCAGGGGGCAAAGCCTTTCCTGTGGCGCGATCCGCAGGATGACCAGCCCCGCAAGTGGGTGTTCGCCGCCGAGGAGCCGGTGCGGACGAGCGGCGTCTCCGACACCCACCGCGATTTCCAGATGCGGCTGATCCGCCTTCCCTCGACGCCCTGGTGGGCATGGATGATCCCGGCCGACCGGACCGTGGCCCCGCTCGCGGCCTATGATTTCCGGCGCGGGCTTTATCACAACGGCGCGGGCCAGATCGGGCGGGCCTCGGCGTTCGGATTCACCCGCGCCGGGGCAGCGCGGTTTTTCGACACCTCGGGCGTGATGCAGGTGGCGGCAAATGACGTGCCGCGGTTCGATCACTGGCCCGCCACCGGCGCGCGGCGGGGGCTGATGGTCGAGCCCGCGCGCGTGAATTACGCCACCCAGAGCCAGAGTTTCGGCGGCGCGAACTGGACCGCGACCGGTGTCAGCGTCAATGCCACGCATGCAGCCGCCCCGGACGGTTCCATGACGGCGGCGCTGGTGGCCAATACGGGTGGCGTCACGGCCCTGATCAGCCGCGTGATGACGGTCCCCGCCCATAGCGTCGGCCAGCAGTATTTCGCCAGCCTCTATGTCCGCCCCGTCGCGCCCAATACCAAATGCACCCTCAACTGCTACTGGACCGGCCAGCCTGAGGACAATGTCACAATCGACACGGCCACCGGGGCGGTGACGGGGGCACCCGTGCCCGCGGATGTGCTGTTCGAGCCTGCGGGCGGCGGCTGGTGGCGCATCGGCTACCGGATGACCGGCGATGCCAGCGGCGCCAGCCCGTCAATCGGGTTCCGGCTTTGGCCCTCGGGCCGCAACGTGACCTCGGGCGATTGCCATATCTGGGGCGCGCAGCTGGAGCCATGGCAGGGATTCGTGCCGTCGAGCTACGTCCCGACCACGACCGCCGCCGTCGCCCGTGGGGCCGAGGCGGCCGGGCTGGTGGCCGCGCACGGGGCCTGTGATGCGCGGGTGATCTATGACGACGGCAGCGCCCAGACCCTGCTGGCGCAGGTGCTGGCGGCGGGCTGGTGGCCCACCCAGCAGCGGCCGCACATCGCCGGGATCGCGATTTTCGCGGCCGGAGCCCTGGCATGACCCAGCGCATCATCCCCGCACCCGTCCGCGCCTCGATCGAATCGACCGAGAGCGTCGATGCGATCTTGGCATTCGCGCTGGTCGAGCATCCCAGCCTGTCGGAACCGCTGCGGCTGGTGGCCGATGTGATGGACTACCTGCGCGACGGCTGGGTCTGGCAGGGGGTCCTCTTCGGCTTCACCCTGCCGACCGATGGCGAGGAGGCCCCCAGCTGCCGCCTGACGATTCCGAACGTCGACCGCCGCATCGGCATGGCGCTGCGTCAGCTGACCGACCGCGCCCAGGTCACGCTGGAGATCTGCTCGGCGGCGGATTTCGACCTCAGCGTCGACCCGCGCGAGCCGAAAGGCCCGGTTTCGCCGGTGATCCCGCCGACGCGGTGGGAACTGGTGGATGTCGAATGCACGGTGGCCGAGCTGACCGGGCGTCTGATGATCCGGGATTTCAGCCAGGAACCGTTCCCGAACGTGTTTGCGACGCAGGACCGCCTGCCGGCGTTGTTCCGATGATCGCGCTGGCCACCTCTGCCCGCCCCTGGTGGGAACGCTATGTCGGCCTCCCGTTTGGAGAGGAACCGGGCGAGGTGACCTGCTGGAGCCTGGTGGTGGCGGTCTACGACCTTGAACTGGGTATTCAACTCCCCCTTTACGGGGAGATTTCCGCCCATGACCTGATCCGCATCGCCAAGGCCATGAAGGCCGGTGATACGAGGGATGGCTGGCGGGTGGTGGGCGTGCCGCAGGCCTTCGACGTGGTGGCCATGCGGGGCCCGACCGGCGGCTCGGCCGTGGTTCATGTCGGCGTAATGATCGACCGCAGCCGCATGCTGCATGTCGAGGCGGCCAGCCATGCGGTGATCGTGCCGGTCACGCATTGGTCGGTGGCGCGGCGCATCACCGGATACCGGAGGCGCGCGGCATGAAGGAAAGTCACATCCTCTGCGCCTATCGGGATTCCTTCGGCCTGACGCCGCGTGTCTGCTGGCAGCAACCCGGCCGCTCGATCGAGGCAGCGATCGACGCCTTCACGCCAGCCCTGCCACCCGAATTCCGCCGCCGCGGACGGATCTGCCTCAACGGCCATGAGGTGCCCCGCACGGCCTGGGCGCTGGTTCGCCCGAAACCGCCCCGGCCCGGCCGGCCGGTCGAGCTGTCGTTCCACCTGCCGCCCCAGGGCGGCGAGGGCGGCGGCAAGAAAATCTTTGCGTTCATCGCCTCGATCGCGCTGTCGCTGGCCACCGGATTCGTGTTGAATGGCGGGCTGGCCACGAAATTCGGCCTGACCGCGTTCACAGCCGGATCGACCGCCGCCTATGCCGCCGCCGCAGGCATCCAGATCGTCGGCTCGCTCCTGCTGTCCGCCCTGTCACCCTCGCCCAAGGCCCAGAAACAGGACCGCTGGCGCAACGAGGGTGCGGCAAGCCTGCAAGGCAATATCCTGGAGCCCAACGGCCCTATTCCGCGCGTCCTGGGCGAGCGGAAGGTCTACCCGCCGCTCGGCACCGAGCCGCTGACCTATTTCGAGGGCGCGGACGAGGTGATCGAGGCCGCCTATGTGCTGGCCGGGCCGCACCGCCTGCACGACATCCGCATCGGCGCGGCCGTCGCGGGGGATACGGCCGGCGTCGAGATCGAGACGCGCGAAGGCTGGCCCGGCGACACACCGCTCTGGCTGTTGCGCCGCCAGAGCCGCACCGAAGCGTCACAGGCCGAGCTGCGCGGCCACGTCACCGACAGCGACGATGGTGCGCTGCTCGATCCCACGCTCGACGTGGCGCAGACCGTGCCACAGCCCGCCACAGTGGCGACCTGGGCCGCCCCGGACGAGCACCAGCTGCAGCTGATCTTCGCCCAGGGCCTGCATTTCGAGGGCGGGACGACGAAGCTGCGGGTGCCTGTCAGGATCCGCATGCGCCGTCGCGGATCGACCCATTGGCGCAACCTGCCCGAATTGCACCTGCAAGGCGCGACGCTGCGGCAGATGCGGCTGACCCTGCGCCTCCTCTGGACCGCAGCCGCCGCCACGCCCGCCGCCGCGGCCAGCGAAGGCTGGGTCGAGGCGCGGCGGGCCAGCCCGGACCAGACCGCCGTGCCCGCCGGTGGTGGCTGGGAGGCCGACGCCGCGTTCGGCACCACGGGCGATGCCTGGATGGCTGCGGGCAATCTGGGCACCACCGGCGTGACCGGGGTCCACCTCGACCGCTACACCGCCACGATCCATCTGGATCCCGCGCTCTGGGAACCCGGCCGCTGGGAGGTCGAGATCCTGCGCGGCGCGGTGTTCCGCCAGACCGACTATTCCGCTGCGGCCTATACCGTCTCGGGCTCGGTCTGGGCGCTATTCGGCTATCGCAACCCGACCGCGCCGGCCATCGTCCGCTCGCGCGACAGCATTGCCGACAGCCTGGTCCTCCTGCGCAGCGTCTCGATCTGGAACGAGACCCCGGTCATCACCGGCGATCTGGCGGTGATCGCCGTTCGCGCCCGCAACAAGCAGCTGGAGCGTGTGTCCACCCTGGCGGGCGGCTGGGTGCCGGACTGGGACGGCACCGACTGGCGCGACTGGCAGGTCACGGACAATCCCGCGCCCCACTTGCGCGACATCTATGCCGGGGCCCTCAACGCCGACGCCCTGCCGCCCGATCTGATCGACACTGCGGGCCTGCTGGACTGGCGCGACGACTGCACGGCCGAGGGCTGGCGCGTCAATGCGGTGATCGAGGGGCAAGGTGCCTGGGCGGCGGCGGCCATCGTGGCCGCCTGCGGCTATGGCCAGCCCTATGCGTCAGAGATCTGGGGCGTGATGGTGGACAGGGACACCTCGGCCGAGGCCCCGGTGCAGATGTTCACGCCGCGCAACAGCGAGGGGTTCAGCTGGCGGCGGGCGATGCCGCGGCTGCCGGACGGGCTGCGGGTCAATTTCCGCGACGCGGATCTCGACTACGAGGCCCGCCAGATCACCGTGCTGCGGCCGGGCGGATCGGCGCGCGGGGTGCTGGAGCAGACCGATTACGAGGGCGTCGTCACCGAGACCGAGGTGCGCCGCCGTGCGCTCTACGATCTGGCCCAGCCGCAGGCGCGCGGCACGTTCTATAATCTGACGGCCCCGGCCGAGGCCATCGTCTGCCGCAGGGGCAGCCTGGTGGCGGTGCAGCACGACCTGATCGAGCGCCACGGCGGCACCGGCCGCGTGGGCACGATCTGGCTGGACGATGCCGATCAGGTGGCGGCGCTCGACCTCGATGCCGCGGTGCCAGTGATCACCCGGCCGAGTTGGGCCGCCATCGCGGATCTGTCGGCGGTGCCGGACATGTCGCTGATCGGCGCCAGTTCGGCCGCGATGATCCGCCGCGCCAATGGCACCGCCACGGTTCATCCGATCACCGGAGATGGTGACAGCCAGACGATCACATTCGCCGCGCCGATTTCGCCCGCAGGCATCGAGGATGGCTGTCTGGTGTCGGTAGGGCTGGCGGGCCGCGAGACCCTGCGCTGCAAGGTTTTCGACATCGAGCCGCGCGAGGACCTGACCGCCGCCCTGACGCTGGTCGACGAGGCAAACGAGGTACATCATGGCTGACCGTTCCACCTATTCCCATCTCTCCGGCCCCCCGCCGACGGGCCTGCAGTTCCTGGAGCAGTATTCCGACCGGCTGGGGCAGCTGTTCAACGCCTCGGTCCTGCCGCTGACGGCGGTGGGCGGCACCGGCAACGCGGTGACGGCCACGCTGGACCCGCCCCTGCTTGCCGGGCTGGTCGCCGGCATGAAATTCTGCCTGACCTGGGGCGCGACCAATTCGGGCGGCATGACGCTGGCGCTCAACGGCGGATCGCCGATCGCGGTGCTGGATGCCTCGGGCGCGGCGATGGTGTCGGGCGCGGCGGCAGCCGGGACACGGGTGCTGCTGGAATATGTGGCCGGGGCGTTCCGGGTGCTGGGGGGTGCGGGCGGCGGTCTGATGATGCCGCGGTATATGTGGCAATTCACCGCCAGCGGCACCTGGACCAAACCGACGGGGCTGGACGACGACACCATGGTGTTCGTCGAACTCTGGGCCGGTGGTGGCGGCGGCTCCAGCGGAAACCCCGGCGGTGGCGGTGGTGGTGGTGGCTATATCTGCGGCTGGTTCCGGCTGGGCGATCTGGCCAGCAGCGTCAGCGTTGGCATCGGCGCGGGCGGCGCGACCAATACCGCCGGGGGCAACACCACATTCGGCGCGCTGTTGACAGCCTATGGTGGTGGCCGCAGCAACAGCGCTCACGGCGGCGGTGGTGGAGGTGCGGCCGGGGCCGGCAACACCTCGGGTGGTAGCGGCGGCCCTGGGGGCCGCCTGGGCGGCGGGGCTGGCGGCACCGCGACAGGCGTCGGTGCGGACGCAGGGAATCTGTGGGGCGGTGGTGGAGGTGGCGGGTCCACCGGCAGCTCTGCCGATGGCGGTGCCGCCATTCACGGCGGCGGGGGCGGCGGGTCTGGCGCGGCCGGGCTTGGCGGCGCCAGCTTGTTGGGCGGCAATGGCGGCGCTGTCACTGTCGCCGGTGTGGCCCCCGGTGGCGGCGGTGGTCGGGGCGCGGCAGGTGCGCGCGGAGAGGTGAGGATCTGGATATGAGGCTGGCAAAGATCGAGGGTGGTAGCGTCATCAACGCGGTCGAGGTGGACCCCGACAGCATCCCGGACTGGGCCAGGGACTGGCCGGAGCTGACCGCTGGCGCGGACATCGGCTGGCGCTGGGATGGCAGGGCATTCAGCGCGCCGCCCGGCCCCCCGGCCGAGGAGGTGCTGGCGGAGGCCAGATCGGCCGCGCGGGTGCAGGTGTCCGCTGCGATCCGCGCGGCGCGGGCCGCGATGATCACGGATATGCCGGGCCAGGACATGATCTACCTGGCCAAGGAGGCCGAGGCGCGGGCGTGGATCGCGGACCGCGCCCCCGATCCGGCCGACTATCCGCTGATCTCGGCCGAGGTCGGCATCACCGCGCCGGATGCGGCCAGCCTCGTGCAGATCTGGCTCAATCTCGCCACCCTCTGGCGCGCGGCGGCCGCGCGGCTGGAGGCGCTGCGCATGTCCGCCGCCGCCGCGATCGACGCGGCCGAGACGCCCGAGGACGTGACTGCCGCCCTATCCATCATCACCGAGGAGACCCCCGATGCCCAAGCATGACACGATCATTGTCCAGGCAAAGACCTGGACCCGCGTGACTGATTCCACCGTCAGCGCGCTGCGGCTGCAGGCGCGCGGGCCTTTCGAGGTTCTGGTGCAGCTGACGGCGGATACCTCGCCTCCGGCCTCGGCCGCCGGGGCCGTGCAACTGGGGACGGGCAAGGTGATCCTGCCCGATACTCCGCTGGCGCTGCTCTATCCGGGCCTCAGCACCCCGGCGCATGTCTGGGTCTGGTCCGGGGCCCAGACCGAGGTCTCGGTCAGCCATGCGTGATCCGTTCCGGCCGTTCGACCCGTTCCGGCTGGGCGCGCACCGCGCGGGCCTCTCCAGCCTCTTCGCGGCCGGCCAGCCCGGCCACTGGCCCGACAGCTACGATCCCGTGCGGGGCAGGCTGTTTCAGGATGCGGCGGGCACCATCCCGGTGACGGCTCCGGGTCAGCCTGTCGGGCTGGTCAAACGGGCAGGCGGGTCTGCGGATGCCAGTCAGGGCACCGCCCTCTCCCGCCCCACACTAGGCCGCTGGCCCCGTGGCGGTCGGCGAAACATGCTGCAATACTCTCCTGCCGATACGGGATGGGAGGCAAAGGGGGCCAGCCCGCCCGGTGTTACGAACGGAGTTACCCATCTTGGGGCGTCCTGTGTTGCTATCGGGTTTGACCAGACGATGCCCGCATTGCACTCGAATTGTCGGGCGGATCATCGCCCGACCAACCCAATACCCGTCCTGTCAGGCACACAGTATTGCGGTTCAGCATGGGTCAGCCTGTCGCGCGCACTGACCGGGACAGAGCGGCTCCGGCTGATCTTCACCAGCGGCGGGCAGACGCCGGTGGCTCTGGTGATCGACGCGGGCAATTCGGCAGCGCTGGTCGGGCAATGGCTGCGCAGGGATCACGCAGGGGCCCCAACCGCCAACGCCAGCCTTTTCCCGTCAGCGTATATCTACACTGCGCTGACATCCCCTGTAACCCTCTATGTGCGCGATTTGCAGTTGGAGACCGGGGCAGCGGCCAGCACCTATCAGCGGGCGGTGTCGGATTACGACCTCACCGAGGCGGGGGTGCCGGACGTTTGGCATCTCTATAATGATGGTGGTGACAGCCTGCCGATCACCCTGCCCGCTGGCACCTACGGCCGGGCGCGGGTCAATACAGCGGGGCAGGTCACGGTTGATACTGTGGTCGATCCCACGGACGCGCTATCCGGCACTCGGCAGGTGGATGTGATCCTGCGGCAGGGCGCGTTCACGGCGAGCGAGGAAGCCCAGATCAGGGCGTATTGGGCGAGGTATGCACCATGATCCACATCACCATCACCGTGCCGCTGGCCCATCTGGCCGACGCAAATCAACTGGCGCGGGTGCTGGGCTATTCAGCGGCGGATGCACTGACGTTCGATCAGGCCCAGCGGATCACCGTGGACGGCCAGACCTACGCCCGCGCCGCCGGGATGGTGGATGCGGGATGGCTGCTGCCCGCCTATGGCCCGCTGGTGGCCCCGGAATGGGGTGCCGACATGGCCGCCGCCGCACGGGCGCAGGCGCTGCTACAGGTCCATGACCTGCGCACGGCTGATCCAGATGCCGACCCGCCGCCGGATGCCGACCCCGCCCGGATCTTGGTGATTATCGCGGCGGCCTGAAGGAGGCCGGAGGGCGCGTCTGCGCCCCCCGGCATGGGGTCTGTTTCTGAGGCTGGCCCCATCGACCAGGAAGCGCTTCATGGCCGCATCCGCCCCCGAAGGGGCAGCGGCAGAGAGGCACGATTCGGATGAACACCCCTTTAACACCCGTTGAACCAGTGCAGCCCGTGGCCCCCTGGATCGGCGGTAAGCGTAACCTCGCCAAACGCATCTGCTCGATCCTCGACGGGATACCCTGCAGCACCTATGCCGAGCCATTCGTCGGCATGGGTGGCATCTTCCTGCGGCGGACATCGCGTCCGCGAGCAGAGGTGATCAACGACGCCGGCCGCGACGTCGCCAACCTGTTCCGCATCCTGCAGCGGCACTATCCCCAGTTCCTGGAAGTGCTACGCTTCCAGCTCACCATCCGGGCGGAGTTCAACCGCCTGATCGACACCAATCCCGACACCCTGACCGATCTCGAACGCGCAGCGCGCTTCCTCTACCTGCAGCGCACCGCATTCGGCGGCAAGGTCAGCGGGCGGAATTTCGGGGTGCAGACCGGGCGGCCGGCGCGGTTCAACCTGACCACGTTGGAGCCGATGCTGGAGGACCTGCACAGCCGCCTCGCCGGCGTGACCATCGAATGCCTGGATTTCGGTGACTTCATCCGGCGCTATGACACGCCGGACACCCTATTCTACCTCGACCCGCCCTATTGGGGCAGCGAGGGCGACTATGGCAAGCAGATCTTCAGCCGTCAGGATTTCCGGCGCCTGGCCGATATCCTGACAGGGCTGAAGGGCCGGTTCCTGATGTCGATCAACGATGTCCCGGAAATCCGCAGCCTGTTCTCCTGGGCGCGGCTGGAAGAGGTCCAGACCACCTATACGATCGGCGGAAAGGGTGCGACCAGGGCGGCCGAGCTACTGATCCGTGACGGTAGGTAGGCGATTCCCGCGAAGAATCGTCTGTGCTAATGTCAAAGAAAACAGGAGGCGAGCATGGCCCAGAAGACCGAAATCGAATGGACCGATGCCACATGGAACCCGGTGGCGGGCTGCATCAAGGTCGGCGCGGGCTGTGACAACTGCTACGCTGAGCGCTTCGCTGAACGCTGGCGGGGGGTGCCGGGCCATCCATACGAATTCGGCTTCGACCTCCGCCTTTGGCCGGAAAGGCTGAAACAGCCCGCGCTCTGGAAGAAGCCGCGGATGATCTTCGTGAACTCTATGAGCGACCTTTTCCAGAAGGAAATCCCGCGCAGCTATGTCGACAGGGTCTTCGACGCCATGGAGGCGGCCGACTGGCATGTCTATCAGGTCCTGACCAAGCGCAGTTCGCTGATGCGAAACTACGTCCGCAGCCGCTATGATGGGGGCAAGGTTCCCTCACATATCTGGCTGGGGGTCTCGGTCGAGGATGCGGCCCACAAGAGCCGGATTGGCCATCTGAAGGAGATCAACTCCGAGGCGCGCTTCATTTCCTTTGAACCGCTGCTTGGCCCGATCGGGTCTGTGGACCTTCGCGGCATCGCCTGGGCCATCGTGGGCGGCGAAAGCGGACCAGGTGCCCGGCCGATGGAAGGCGAATGGGCAACCGAAATTAGGCTGACCTGCGACCGTGACGGTGTTGCCTTCTTCTTCAAGCAATGGGGCGGTGCCCGGCCGAAGTCCGGCGGGCGTGTTCTCGACGGCGAGGAGTGGAACGGGTTTCCGACTGATATCGTGCCTAAGGCGATCCTTGAAGCTATCAGCAATTGACCCCACGAACACTCTGGTTGTCTGATCCCCGGATCGGAATCGGGACAAGCTGATGGCCAGACGGAAATCTCATACCGAAAAGACTGTTGGACCTTGGGCTAAGAGGAAGCTGGACGCCCTTGAGCGGTACCTGAAGGCATATATGACGGTGATGCAGAAACAGCGGTTTAGGCTGTTCTACATCGACGCATTCGCAGGAGCAGGGCTAGTACGGGTTCGCAATCAGGCGGGAATCGAGCCCTCCGAAGTAAATCTTTTGATCCCTGAGACCTTTGAGGACGAGGATCAGAAGGAGCTTGAAGAGTTCATAGCAGGTTCGCCGCTACGTGCGCTGGGGCTCGATCGGAAGTTTCACCACTATCGTTTCATCGATCTCGATCCAAAGCGTGTGGCAGATCTAAAAAATCTCGCAGCAGGTCAAGACGGATGTGATGTTAGTGTACTTGAGGGGGAGGCCAACGAACGAGTTCAGTTTATCGCCGCACACTTCAAGGGTCGGTTGTGGCGCGGTGTTGCATTCCTTGACCCCTATGGCGCTCATCTTCATTGGGCATCTTTGGAGGCACTGGCGAGAACGGGAAAGTTCGATGTCATCATCAACTTTCCGCTGGGTATGACTATCAACCGGTTGGTGATGAAGAACCTCCGCTCTATCCCGGAAGGCTGGGCGGCCCAGCTTGACCGTTGCTTCGGCTGCCCAGACTGGAGAGATATCGCGTTCTACACGCAGCCCGATCTCTGGGGAGGGGAAGAGATTCTAAAGCATGCTGACGCCGGACAGCGGTTGCTGAATCACTATATATCGCGGTTGGAGAAGCTTTTTGGCAATGTTTCGGATCCGAGCTTGGTTAGAAACACCAAGGGTGCTCCTTTGTACTATCTGCTATGGGCCGGAACGAATCCCACGGGGAAAAGGATTGCCAATCATATTCTTAAACTCGGTGAGAAGGTTCTGATCGACCGAGCCTCGCAAGCTGATGTCCAATAG